TAGCCTCTCTTAAACACAATAAATGGACCGCCAGAACCTCTGCTCTGGAGGGTTACTACCTTCTCACCTTCGAATGTTCCAACACGGATTCCATCCATCATGGCAAGCACTTTAGATTTCAACAGGGTTAGGCTTTCATCTGCTGAATCAAACTCCTCTTTCGCTCTCATTAGAGCAGGGTAAAGTTCCCCTAGTTCAATGTCACCGTCATAGATTCCCTCTGAGAGAGTTCTAACAGTTTCATAAGTTGATTTGGAGCCGTCCCATTCAGGTTCAGTTCTCAGTTCAATGCATGCTAAGAATTGCAGAGCCTTTTCCTCAAGTTCAGCTGCATAGTCAGCGTCATAAATAATTTCATGTTCAACCAAGTCACCGTTAGCAACAGCAACTAGAACACCACGCTTGAGACCTAGGACATGCAGATACCACATGACCTGATCTAAATAGTGAGGTGGTAGTTCATTCATCGGGTTGCGAGAGAACTTGACTTCCAAAATGCCTAGTGAACCGTCAGTCCATTCAATGAATGCATCAGGGTTAGCTTTAAACATCGGGTTTGCAACTGACTGCCAAGTGCCAGTGTTATGAGCTGTGAGCCAGTCTTTGTTTTCCTCAACCCAGAGGTCTTGAATAGGTTTCTCAAACGCTGTGCCTAATCGCATGGCCATAGATGGACCGGTGGATTCTCGAGGTAATTCGCCCAGGTATTCGTAGTAAGCGGTGTAGGCAGAACGCCAAGGGTTGTGACCCATAAGTGAGCCGATAAGTGAACCTGCTACGCCCTTACGAGCGTTATGCCATTCAAGGGAATCATGTTCAAAATAGCCGAGGAGTTTGGCAGAGCCAAGTGCCTCTATCTGGTGGTCGATAGTCATAGAACTACTCTATGGCATTACTCAGACTTATTGCTACTGCCCAGCGTGTCTTTAGGGTTGATGATTCTGATTAGAACTGGTATTGCTGAGATCCAAACCGTGTTAGCGACCACCAACCAGTCAGCTGCAGTGAACAAGAATGGTAACTTGCCGATAGCGAAAACAGCGGTTAGAGATGTTGCCAGGAGAGAGCGGAGATAACTTGAGAGAATCGGGTTCATTTACTTTCCAATCTTAGGTAGATACTTTAGAGGGTCCTCGACTGGCATGGTTGCCAAATGTTCTGATGGTCCACACATGAGGTGCAGATGTGGTCCTGACGAAGTTCCAGAGTTACCGCTGTGAGCAATAACCTCACCTTGACGAACTTTCTTTCCAACTTTGACCTCAGCTTTGTCTAGGTGACAGTAAGCGAAAACCCTGAGCCGTCTATCATCCTCACCACCAACCCAGCATCTAAGTTCGACAACATGACCGAGGATTCTTGATTCATAAACTTTGACAATAGTTCCAGTGCCAACGGCTTTCAGAGGTGTTCCAACTGGCACAGCATAATCAACACCACGGTGAGGACCTAAGCCCATAGCTTTACGTTGCTCAGAGTGAGTTCCAAACAAGTCAGTGATCTTGGCTGGATTAACTGGATGAAGTAAAGACATCAGAGACCTAGCCATGGAGAGACGACCGTTGAAGATGTCAAAGTTGCAGTCCAAGTTGATGGCAGACTTGAACTACTAGCAAGATAGGAAAAAGCATTGGCTGACAGGTTGGTTTTTTTGATAAGGAACGGAGTATAAGTAGCACTTAAAGGACAATACAATTGCAGAGTTGTAGTGTGATTGTGAACCAAACCAATCCAATAAACTTTTTGACTAACCATAGGAATAGACAATCCTGTTGTTTCCTTTAAACCAGTCGTTGTTCCAGTTGCAATCGTTCCAGAATACAAAAGGGTGGTTGGCTGTCCATCAGAGTCAGAGTCATAAATTGCCCAGTTCACGTTTGCACTTGTAGCAATTGCAGTTACCACTTGAATTGCGACCTTAGTGAATGTCACGTCAGTGGATGGAATATAAGGCACAACATAAGCAAAGTTCTGAGTTATTGTTACAGCTGATGGATTTTGTGAGCCTCCATAATACTGACCTGAATAATATTGATTTGGCAATAACCAGATCTTAGGTGTGGTCCATTGAGTGTTGTAATCTGTGCCGTCAATCTTTGAGAGAACCTGATTTGCAGTTCCACCAGTAGGAACACCCTGACCGTTAGTTCCGTTAGTTCCATTAGTTCCATTGGTTCCGTTTGTTCCAGCTGCACCTGTGGCTCCAGTAACACCTTGAATACCCTGTGGACCTGTTGCCCCTGTAGGACCTGTAGGACCTGTCGCACCCTGTGGACCTGTAGCACCTGTTAAACCTTGAGGACCTTCAATGCCGACAGCACCATCTAAATTTACTTGCCAGGATGAATACGTGCCTGAACCTGTTTTATTCTTTAAAGCTACAACCAAAGAGCCTGTGGTCTGGTTGTATGAAACTACCTCACCGTGCATGTGATTACTTAAATCGTAGGCAACGATAACAGTCTGAGCGACAGAATAATCTAGGTTCTTATCGACTGTGATAAGAGTTATGTTTCCGCTAGAAGCAATGGTCAATGTGGATGTTGAAGTTGTGTGATACCTGTCACCCTCAGCACCAGTCGCACCGGTAGCACCTTGAACACCTTGAATACCTTGAGGACCAGTCGCACCAGTCGCACCAGTAGTTCCAGCAATCCCCTGAATACCCTGTGGACCTGTTGCACCAGTAGCACCTGTAGCACCTGTGTCACCTTTAAGACCTTGAATACCTTGAGCACCTGTAGCACCCGCTGAACCAGTAGCACCTGTAGCACCTTGAGAACCAGTAGCACCAGTCGCACCAGTCGCACCAGTCGCACCAGTCAAACCAATAGGACCCTGCTCACCTCTAGCGAAATAAACTCTGGCATAAATTGAATCTGGAACTACAACTTTTACGATCATTTGACTATTTCTGGAGTTACTTCGACCTGCCCTCTGGCAAGTGTCAGCACCTTTCCGGTTGATGTTTGAGTAAGCTCTAAAGCCCAGACGTAATCAGTCTTGGTGAGGGTTGCAGTCTGAGCAGGTGTTAGTGAAAATCGCACAGAGTTATCTGAGGTGTTCACAGTAGGGACGATGTCGATGATTGCAGCTATGGATGGATTCTCTCGAATCTGCAACTTAGCAGTCCAACCAGTCAAAGAGAATGCAACACCATCAGCGTCAGTAGGGTAGAACGAACAGTCACCAGCCACGCTAGGGAATGTTGAACCAGCCAAGATAACTAGGTCAAATTGACCGTCAGTTACCGTGTAAGTTTCACTCACTTACAGATTCCTCTGCTGGAGTTTCCTCAACTACAGTTTCCTCAACTACAGTTTCCTCAACTACAACTTCACCTGGAGCAGGAAACGCTTTCCAGTCGGTAGTTACTTTAGAGGTGATTGGTGTCTTAGCCATTTATTTATCCTTTGTTAGTTTGTCGAACTCTGCCTTTAGTTTGACATGTTCCTTATGTAGTGCCAGGTATTTGTCTCGCCAATGATCTAGCTCAGTTTTTAGTTGCTCGATTTCAGTTCTAAGTTTATCTATCTGAGTGAACATTTCAGCTCTTAGACGCTCCTCCACACCGATGGATTGTGTCCTCCTAGTGGATAGATACTTTAGGAAACTTGAGATGCCTGTGCCACCTAGGATACCTGAGAGGATTAGCAACCAGTTGCGGTCATCCATTAGATACCCCTCCATAGTCCTAAGTTTACTTCCCAATGTTCACTGGTAATAGTATGCCCGATACGACTGATTAGGTAGATTTCTTGAAGTGTCGTTCCACCTGCTGAAAACTCGACTTGCATCGGATAGCAGATGTCTTTATCAACTATTGTGCTGAGAGTCCCATCACGACGAACTGCTGGAACAGATACAGATTTCACTGAGCGAGGGTTAGCAGCTGCTGAAACCTGTGATGCCCATGCACCTAGAGTGCCTAGACCTGAGGTGTTCCAAAAGTTTACTTCAAAGTCCTGTGCCTGACGGCCATAGTTTGTTACTGAGGTTGAGTTAGTTGAGGTTGCTGTTGCCAGTCCACCGGTCTCGGTTACCTTGACTACGTTAGTGATGTCGTCCGAGTTGTACGAATAGTCAATAGCGTCCATGCAATAGTGATCTGCACTTGAGCTGTGAACGTTAGAGATTGTCGGGTTCAAACTGCTCCAGGTAGTTCCCTGAGCGGTGTTGATGTCCACTCTAGTTTTCCAAGTGCAACCTGCCGAGGTATTAGCCCAGAACCAACCAAGTTCGGCATCAAGCAACATGTTTAGAACGTCACCCGAAAGAACATCCACCTCAAAGTAATCATTCGCAGCTGTAGAACTTCCACCACTTCCAACCTGACTCCAAGCCACTCTAGTGTCCACTGCTCTAACAGCGTTCTCCAGGTCATCCATAACAGACCTAAATGATTTGGCGGTTGCTGTGCCGGTGATGCTAAATGATGACAGTCTGGTGTTTAGAGCAATACGAGTCTGGTCATAAGCGGTAATGGTAATTTCAAGTTTCTTAGCAGTCGCAACATAAGCCATCGAGACATTCTGGATGTAACCGTAAAAAAGCGTGTAACCGCCCGCAATAATTTTGAACGGCATGTTCGATTTGTATTGAGGTGTGCCAACTAGATCAGCGAGACTCTTTTTCATCAGTTTGACAGTTGCAGTGCCAACACTAGGACGAGCGAACACGCCCTCCTCAATGTCAATACCTCTGTCAATTTCAACCTCAAAAGAATCGCAACGAAGTTCAGTCCAAGAATCCTCAGCGTATTCATATTGAATGCTAATGTCAGTCTTTATGTCGAACGGCATTAGTTAACCAGATACTTTCGACCTGTTTTCTTTTCAAGAATCTGGATTTCACGGATGATGTCCGAGGCACTAATCACAGCTTTATTGATGTTGATTTCATAAGTAGCATTACCTGCTATGGATGACTGCACTTGAGCCTGAGCACCAACACCATAGATCTCACCCCTAAGTCCGAGAATCTCAGACAACTTACCTGGAGACTGCAACAAACTCTTAGCAACAATGTTTCCCTGAGCAGGACCCATGGCAACAATTTCGTTGATGAATGACTGGTCTGCACCCCTCTTACGGAGAGATGCCAAGTTCTCAGCGAAACCCTTAGCAGCTTGAGCAATACGCTTCATCTTGCCGATGAGGAAATCCACGTTGAAAATAGAGTTCTCATCCTCACCTCTAGTGCCAAACGCTAAACCAACAGCATCACGGAACTTCTCAGCTGTGGACTTGACCCTGCCAACCTCTTTATCCAAAGCCTCACGGACCTTTTCAGC